TAATCCAATGGCATGGCAAGCACGTTTTGTTAACTCATCATTACCTAAAGTTCTTCCAAGTTTATCTAATGGTGGGGCATTAGTAGCCGTCAATCAAGTTCGTAGTAGTATCGGCCCCGTGGCATTAGATAATATGCCCGGTGGGTTGGCACAATCGTTCTTTGCACATGCGCTTTTGCAGGTACGCCGTAAAGGTTGGATAGAGGAAAATGGTACCAAGGTAGGCTTTGATATGGAAGTTAGGTTACGTAAGACTAAGATCGGTGGGGAGAATTGGAACTCTGCGGCTGTACCTTTTAGGGTAGATGGAGGTATAGATATTTTAGAAAGCTACATTAGAGAAGCTTTAAATAAGAAACTAATCACGCAAGCAGGGCCGTGGTATACCCATAAAGAACAGAAATATATGGGTCTAAATGGATTAAAGAAAATCTTTTTAGAAAATGAGGAATTACTAGAGGAATTAAAAACTAGTGTTACCTAGAGATTATACCGATCAGGAAAATATAATAGCTAGCTATTTATCTGAATGGGGCATACGTTGCGAAACGCAAGCACCTTTTCCACCATACACGGTAGATTTCTATATACCTGAACTTAGTATGGTAATTGAAGCGGACGGTGTGTATGGACATTTGGGTAAACGAGATAGAATACGAGACCGGAAACTAATAGAGACCGGAGATATACAAATTGTATTACATTGTAAAGAAACAACTAAAGGTAAGATAAAGGAATTTCTATGGCGGGAATTAAACAAATTGGCAACACCACAGGGATAAAAAAGAAACCTGCAAAACGTAAGTCTAGTCCTAGAGTTAGTAATCAAGATAAAGATTTCCTCAAGGTATTAGATGAGCATTTAAAGGGGAAGATGTCCCCTCATCGTGGGCAAGTCTTTTACCCATCTGCGTTAGGTAGTACTTGTGATAAGTATCTCTATGCATCTTTTAACGGGTTACTTCCGTGGGAAGACTTAGACCCCAGAGTAAAACGTATCTTTGATACTGGTTCATCATTAGAAGATCGTATGAATAAATATTTTACAAAGATGAATATTCTTATCGCTCGTGAGCAACCATTAAAGTTAGCCTCCCCTCCCATTAGTGGTCGGTTGGACTTTCTTATTGCCCATCCTACTAAAGGCGAAGCGGTACTAGAATTAAAGTCAATTAACGATAGGGGTTTTAATGAACTAAAAAGTTCCCCAAAACACGACCATTTCATACAGTTACAAATTTATCTAAACATGCTAAATAAAGACTATGGTATTGTTTTATACGAAAATAAAAATGACCAAAATCTAAAAGCGTTTAAGGTGGAGCGGGACGTAGAAGTATGGGATACACTACTAAAACGTTGTTTTACTATTATGGATATGAGTGCCTTACCGGAAAAGTGTACTGGGGATACATGGTGTAAATGTAAAGGGGTGACAAGTGGTTAATTATAAAGATGGAGTCCCACAAGACGAAAATCAATCATGGACTCCCATGAAAGCATTGGGTACTGTACGAAGGAAGTTATCTTCTGATTTACAGGTATCATCTTTCAATGTAGATATTTCTGGCTTACCTAAGTTACCCTTAGGTGACTATGCCAGTGTTTCCAATGACGGTTTAGAGAGTTACTTAGCCATGTTTGGTGGGTACACTAGTTACCTAGAAGCGGAAGTTGCAAAGCTGGATAGTACGCTTTCCGCATTACAAGCAGCTTTTGACGACGGATTAGCTAAGGCTACACATAAGATTGCTACGGAAAGAGAAGAATCTGGTAAGAAGAAGCCAACAAGAGAAGAGTTGCGGGGAGAAGCCTTGAACAGGTACACGCAACTGTGGGAATTGCGTAAAGAGGTTATCGAGACAGATGCTGCACTGAGGCAGTTAAGTGGCACCCTTAAAGCTTACGATAAGGCTTACGCATCAGTATCTCGTGTAGTGGGCTTAAGGACAATGGGGGAACGTCAACGATGAACTATCTAGGATTAGATTGTTCTTCCAAAGCAGTACATGGAGTTATAGTCAACGACTTAGAAGAGATAGTTTCTAAGTTAAAATTTCATTCGACTCCGAAGGATACTTTTGATAATCGGCTTTATCAAATATTTGATAACTTTGGGGTATATCTTAACGAAGAATTAGAGTATAATGGAATACAGTGTTCTGCAATTGAGGCAGCTATTTATATCCAAAATGCTCGTACTACTATGGAAATTTCTGGTGTGGTAAGTGTTGCGAAATACATGTTACATACTAAGGGAATCTCTTGTTATCCTGTGGATAATAGAAGTTGGAAAAAACAAATTCTAGGTAAAGGTAATGCGGGTAAACCAGACATTAAAAAATTTGCTGTAGATAAGTGGGGAGATATATTCCCAGAACAAGATTACGCCGACGCAGCTTGTATAGCTTTGTGGGCGAAAAGACAAGGAGAGTCCATTGCCTAAAGTAGAAAAACCTATGACATTTTATATGAGTAAAGGTAAAGAGCTTAAAAAAGTAACGTATGAAGATAAGCTACCTAATGATATGACATTCGAGGAGTTTAAAAAACAACGGGGCGTAGTAGTGTGGTGTAAGTATTTGGACTGCGTAAACAATAAACAGTTTGAAGATACCCAACGAACGACGAGTACGATTAGAAAAAACAGCAACTATAAGCCAATCAGTGAACGAGAAAATGTTTGGCAGGGTGTGTGTACCAGAGATGAGATCGGTATACAATACAAAGAATTCTTCTCTAATGGAGCTAAATTTAAAGTACCGGCTTGCTTCAACGCTGCCACGAATAAGACAGGCTATATGGATTTTAGTAAATTGTTACAATCCGATGGTTCCCCATACGGCGGGAACCTCGATTCACAAAGCCCAGAACATGGGACTGAAGCGTTTGGAGTACACTAATGCCTAGACTCATTTCTCCTGAAGTGCGATTAGAAGCGATGGGTTTATATGTTTCTGGGGAGCATACTGCTAAAGAAATTACTGAAAAAATATCAGATAAGTTTGATGTAGCTGTTACTATTTCAACCATTTATTCTTGGTCAAAGAAATATAATTGGGATGAGAAACGTTTAGAATTGCATAGCCAAGCTTCTACAGCAGTAATGGAATCAGAGAGTCAACGATTCGCACGATTAAACACAGAGCATCTTGACCTCTATGAAAAAATTAGACATAAAGCAGAAGATGATTTAGAGGGTTTAGAGTTCCATGACGCTGGTACAGCCGCTCGTACCATTGATATGGGTATCCAAGGAGAACGTGAGACCATGAAAGGACTAATTAATATCCAATTTGTTCAAGATATCCTTAATGTTTTAGTAGAAGAGATCGAAGACCCTGTGGTAATAGGTAGAATTTCTGGTAGATTCCAAGGACTTCTTCAAAGTGCAGATGCTAAATAATGACAACTCCTAAACAAAATGAGGTTGTTACTGTAGCGGATGCACTAGCACAATTATCGGCAGGATTAACGTCACAACAAAGAACAAAGATAGGTAGCTTCCAAGAATTTATTACTCAAATCTGGGCTAAAAGTTTCGATAGACCTGACCTCTTTGATTCATGGCATGTCGGTATAATAGCGGACGATGCGGAAAGGGCTGTAGAGGAGCGTATGAATTACGTTGCTATACTCCCACGTTTCCATTTTAAAAGTACTTTATTAGGACATGCGTTTAGTGTTTGGCGTTTGCTGAAAGCGAAACGTGATACGTCTATTCTGTATCTTTCGTATAGTGATACAATGGCTCGTTACCATATCTCCGAAATTAATAAAACGGTTCAACGTAACCCTATTTTAATGGATATGTTAACAGCTAGAAATACTCGTGCGGAATTTCAGTTTCGTTACACTATAAATAATAAACCTGTAGAGATTTTACATGGTGGGTTGTTCTCTTTCAAACGAGGTATGCATGTTAATGGAGCATTAATTGCAGATGATATTTTAAGAGACCCAGAAAACCCTCTACAGTTGGGGGAAATGAATAAAATTGAAGATCACTTTATGACCGAAACTATGTTTATCCCAAATCAAGAAGCCCCCGTAATTGTATTGGGGACTCCTATGTTACCCGACGATTTATTATCTAAGCTTCAACGAGATGATCGTTTCATGTCTAGGGTTCTTCCTGCTTTTGATCCTACCCCAACCCGTCGTGTACTTATGCCAGATTTATATTCGGAAGAGTGGTTGCTAGCACAACAAAAAGCACGACCTAAATCTTTTGCGTCAGAGTTTTTACTACAACCTTCCTTTCAAACGGAGTCTTATTTTAATAGAGAAGATATTGAGAAGTGTGAAGATGGAAATTTACGGGAATTTAGCGTACATAAAAAATATGAGAGACAACCTAACGAACAATTATTTGCAGGATTTGATGTTGGTAAAAAACGCCACCCTTCTCACCTTGTAATTTTTAGTCGCATAGGTGAAGAATTACGCCAAGTAAATCAAACGTGGTTAGACGGTTGGAATTATTCTGATCAAATCCAGTTTTTGAATGAAGTTTCGCAAAACTTTCAGCTAGAAAAAGGGTATATTGATAATACAAGGGGAGAATTAGAAGATCGTGGTTTAGACCAAGTTTGGCACCCAATGTCGTTTACTGCTAAGAGTAAACATACCATGTCGCAAATTATGGAACAATATGTCCATGGCGACAAATTAAGACTGTTAAAAGATGAACGACAAACCCAACAGATTATTTCTGTAAATAATGATTTGAAAGCACCAGTGACACCGATGGGTCATGGGGATGCTTTCTTTTCTATTGCCATGGCTGTACAAGCTGCTTGGGAAACTACGATATTTAAGTATGAAACTTTAGGGAGTACGTCTGATTGGATTGAGGCTGTAGCACCCGGAGAGACTCCTGAAGGTAGGGCGGGAAAAGACGGTATAGACAAAGGGGTTGCGGAACGTTTAGACACTATGTTAAACTATAAAAGCGTTAACCCCCAAGAAGAACCAACAGAGCATTTAAACCCCGGTTGTTCCGAAGGGGTGTGCCAGCCAAGTTTTTGGGTAATGGAACGGAAATTATGTTTATACTGTGGATACAGAGGGTAGGAGAAATAAATGACAACAATTATGACGTTAACGGACACCATCGGAACTATACCCATTACACTGAGTTCACAAGCTGAAGTAGTCGCCAAGAAAAGATACTTTTTAAAGGACAATTCTAATGAAGTAGTAGAAGATGCCCCTGCGATGTTTCGTCGAGTTGCGGATGCAATTGCCATTGTTGAAAAGAAATATGGTAAACTAGATATTGATGTGCAACTTACATCTAATGAGTTTTATACTATTATGTCTAATTTAGATTTTATCCCTAATTCTCCGACGTTAATGAATGCTGGAACTAAACAAGGTACTTTGTCTGCGTGTTTTGTTCTGCCCCTCGAAGATAGTATGGAAGGAATAATGAAAGCTGCTCATGATACGGCAATGGTTCAGAAATTTGGGGGTGGTACGGGATTTGCCTTATCTAACCTACGCCCCAAAGGAGACCGAATTAAAACCACGCATGGTATTTCGTGTGGGCCTGTAGAAGTTCTTAAAACCCTATCACGAGTATCGTCTATGATTACTCAGGGGGGTAAACGTGATGGTGCGAACATGGCGGTTATGGACATTCACCATCCTGATATTTTAGAATTTATTACTTGTAAATCCGTTGAGGGGGATATTCATAATTTTAATCTTTCTGTTGGGGTGACAAATGATTTCATGAAAGCGGTTAAAGCGGGGATGAATTATCCTCTAATCAATCCTCGAAATAATGAAGTGGTGGAAGAATTAGATGCCCGTGAAGTTTTCAGTAAAATTGTCTACGGGGCATGGAGGAATGGTGAGCCGGGTGTGGTTTTCCTTGATACTGTAAATCGAGATAACCATGTTATAGAACAATACGGTCGTATGATTGCTACCAATCCATGCGGAGAGCAACCCCTATTAGGGAACGAATCTTGTAATTTAGGCTCAATTAACGTGGTTAATTTCTTTAAGCCCCCAGCATTAGGGACATCATTAAGTTGGAAAGAAAAGGTTGATTGGTCGGAATTAGGTAAAGTAGTTAAAATTGCTATACGCTTTTTAGATAATGTTATTGATGCAAACTATTACGCAACGCCCGAAATAGAAAGAATGACTAAAGCAACTAGGAAAATTGGGCTTGGTGTTATGGGATTCGCAGACTTGCTTATTCAATTACGGATAGGATATAATACTGAACAGGGCCGTCAAGTTGGTGGGACTCTTATGGGGTTCATTCAAGACGTTGCTGATAATGAATCTCGTAGGTTAGCGGAGGAAAGGGGCGTTTTCCCAGCGTGGCATAACAGCGATTATATGAGTTCAGGAGAGTCATCGGGAGAAAAATTTAGAAATGCTTGCCGTTTGACGGTCGCCCCAACCGGAACTATTTCTATGCTTGCGGACACCTCAAGTGGGATAGAACCAACATTCGCTCTTGCTTGGCGTAAGATGAATATATTAGAAGGGAAAACCTTATATTACATTAATAAATATTTTGAAACAGATGCCAAACTATATGGTTTTTATTCGGATGAATTAATGGACTATATTTCAAATGGGGGGTCTATTAAAACTCGTCCTGATGTTCCAAAGTGGGTAAAGGAAGTTTACGTTACCGCTGAAGATATTTCCCCAGAGGCGCATGTTAAAATGCAAGCGGCGTTCCAAGAGTTTTGTGATTCTGGTATATCTAAAACAATAAACTTTGCGAATAACACGACTACTAAAGATGTGTATACTGCTTATATGACAGCGTGGGAGAATGGTTGCAAAGGGATTACAGTTTATAGGTCGGGGAGCCGTGAAAAGGAAGTTTTAGTAAAGGCGGACTCCCCTAAACAAGGGGTATTAAACGGGTTCGATGTAGATTACACATCATTGCAGATAGGAAATAATGAGCCTTGCTGTGATAATGTGTACCTTGTAGAAGAGGGAGGGTGCGTAACGTGCAAATCTTGTGGTTGGAGTAAGTGCCACATAGCGTAAATTTTAATTTTTGTAGTATAATAGATAAGTAAAGTAAGGAGAACAGTAATGACATTAGGTAATATTCTTAGAGAACGTGATGAGCAATATATTGCTAATAGAGATGAGGCGGGGACATGGAGAGTTCTCGATACGTGGCACGATGATTTAAAAAGCATCGGCCCGGATGATGAAGTTCCCGACAAGACTGAAGCGGTAACGGCTATATCTGAGGGAGCGTTTATATCTCTAATGAAAGAAGCGGGACGTTTAGGAATTTTAGATAATGTAGCTGATTCCAGCGGACGATCTAGCGAAGAAATAGATCAAGTTCTAACGGAATATAGTGCGGCGCAAGAAAAACTAAGGAACTTAGAAATTAAAGTATCTGAACAAAATGATGAGTTGGCACAATTACGTGTACATAGTAATCGGTCACAAGATTACTTTATAAAAGAAAAAGCTATGGATGCGGTTATCAAACTAGCTGCTATGGATACCATAGCTTCTAGTAATCTAAACGAATTACCCAAGGATTAATTTATGAAATTATCTGAATATATGCCTGAAATGCCCGGAATGGCGCAGCAAATGATGGATATGAACGAGGGGTTGAACTTCATTCAGTTAATGAAGCAGCAGGGGGACACAAGTTCTTCACCGTCAATAGGTCTTGATCACATTGTCAACACATGGGTTCGCCACCAGATGGCATACAGGCAACAGCTTGTGCAAGATTTACAGACAATTGCATTTTCCGTAGCTGAAATTCGTACCGCTCTAGGACATATCACGGGAGAAGTTTTTAGGCGTGGCATGGAAATTCACCCCACAAAAGAAAAGGCTGATCGAGAACAATTAAAAGTTTTTAATACCTTTTTAACGGATGCCAACGTTTTTGACCAAAGTTTAGAGTCGGTTCTCAGACAATTTCATAATGATATAAATACTGTTGATGATGGATTTTTGTATTTAGTAAAAGAGTATTATGATGATGGGGGGAATATAAAATCTAAAGTAAAAGAAATACGTCGATTAAACCCCGCGCTTGTTGAATTTGATCTTGATCAAGCCGGTCTCCCTAAAAATGCTCATTTCATATGTCCTATGGATCGAAGTGATGTTGAGGAAGTGCCGGGGAAATCCAAGAAAGGGTATGACCGTGTTCCTGCAATGTATAAATACTACCACAGGAACCAACATATCTATCTTAGAGATACCGAAATTATACATGTTTCTAAATTTTCTCCCTCCGAAACGTATGGGTGGTCTCCAATTCTTACAGTGTTTGAAAAAGCTCTTACATTAATTGGAATGGATAAGAACATATATCGGTACTTCTTTGAGCGTAAGATGCCAGCGTCAATGCTTATGGTGACAACTGATGATCCAGAAAGCTTGCGTAAGGAACGAGAACACATTGCCGCCCAAACTAGGTTAGACCCGAACTACATCCCTATGGTTGCGGTTTCTAGTCGTAACCAAAGAGGGCGAGTAGACTTGGTACGTTTGTTCCATACGTTACAAGAGATGGATTATCTTCCGGTTAAAGAAGAGATTCGAGAACGTGTTGGGGCGGTATGGGGTGTAACCCCTGCATGGCAAGGCGCACCAGAAGCTTTTGGTGGTCTATCCACCCAGACTCAACAATTAGTTGTTATGAGTCGTGTAGTTGAATCCGACCAAAGATTATTTCATGAAAAAGTGTTCCCAAAGATTTTGAAAGCTTTTGGGATAACTGATTTTGAATTATTGTTACCAACTCCTGAAGAAAAAGCAGAAGCGACCCGAATTAGTTTTGCTCAACAGAGAGTGGGTATCGCAAGTCAATTAGCCCAACTGGGGTTTGAAATTAAATTAAAAGAAGATAGTGTTGGTTTGGAAGACGCAGAATTTATTGTTACCGGAGAAATGGCTAAGACTGTTCAAATGCAAGCTCAAGGACAGGAGTTGCAACTTGAGCAGCAAATACAAGAAGCTGAACAAAAATCTGAACAACCTGAAGTACCGGGTGGCGGAGAAGAGGGTGGCGGAGAAGCATTACCTGATATTCAAGCTATGGAAAAAGCTATCCCATCCTCAGAGCGTAAATTTAAGGGGCGCACTGGTGGGCGTACTCCAGACTGGCAGGATAAATCTCCTAACGAAGAACGTGATATAGACGAATGGGCGTATAAGAGAAAAGAAAAAGCGGAGGACAGGGCTTGGGGACTTGAGATAAATAAAACATGGATACAATCTTTAAATGAGCAAGGCTTCTCTACCCCTACTATTAGAGAAGTATCTCCAGACGGTTCGCAAATGTGGTTCATTGAGAAGGGTGTAGATTATGTAGCTGACTTATCTCCTAATGGATTAGGTGAAATAAAGAAAGCAACCTTTATAGTTCCATTCCCAAACCAATCCCCAACTAATCCAACAGTAAGTTATGATCCGTCAGGGTCTAATAAACGTAAAGACCCCAACGATGACGTAGACGACGACAACGAGAACGATTAATGCCTGTACGTCAGCGAGATAACAAATGGTACTGGGGTAGTAAAGGCCCCTTTGATTCTCGCAAGAAGGCAAGGAAAGTAGCACAAGCCGCACACGCTTCTGGGTATGTGGCAAAATTATTTAATTTTACAAAAGCGGAAGAAGGTATTAAAGGTATAAAGGGTATCGGAGACACCTCAAGTGACCGACCCAAAGATGATGTCCCAGAAGACTTTAGAGAGTATGCTTCTCCTGAAGAAATTAAGAGACTGGGGTTACGCCCTCATACGGGGGTAGACGAGGGAACCTTCTACGATACAAGAGAGTTGAAAGCAGGACAATATGCGGCTGCTACGGGGGAGAAAAACACGATTGATGAGTTACGGGAAGCTGGTGACGAAGGTAAAATCACTCTTGATGATTTAGGTATCAAGTTCGAGGATTCAGGTCTAAGCACAGAACATAGCCGTACAGGGGAAGAAATTGACTTAAATCGCTCAGGTTTTGGACTCAATCCCGTGCAGAATAGAAGGGATATGTTACATGCGATAACAAATCGTAGGTACGATGATGGGACTGTTGCTGGTATGGCACGGAGGTTCGCTGATAACATAAAGACGAACAAACACCCGCTTCGCCATTCGGCTTGGGGTGGTGTTGATAGAAGCACAACGTATGACTCTGAACACTACGGGGACTGGCTAAAAGCGGCAGATGATAAAGATGAGTGGGAAGGTGCGATTAATAACGCCATGGTAAGAATTTTAGGAAGGAAGGTTGACAGTAATGAATTGATGTCCGATCTTCAGGGAGAACTCCGGGCAAATTCAGAGCAAAGGGTTAAAGACGGACTACTACAGTTAGAGCAATTAGATGCACTACAAGACGAGATAGAGGCGTTCAAGATACAACGTGGTATAAATCGTATTGGATTAAAAAGAGGCGAGAAGATTGTTTCCGCATCTCCAGAAAATCAAGAACGTGCAAAAAGATTTGAAGAAGAAAATAAAGGTCTTTCAAAAGAGGAAGCCCTAACATTTAAATCTCCATTAGGGAAATATCTGGCTAAGACACAAGAACGGGATGCAATGGCGAATAATTATGATCACGTTTCAAACGCCTTAATCCTTATACAAGATGCACACAACGGGGTGGATAGTGACGATGTTGACTATGCGCGTAGTTATTTTATGGATATAGCTTTTAAGAAAGGTCATAGTGGAGAGGCTATGGAAAAACGGATAACGCCCGAAAAGTTGCAACAATTTGTAGATGAAGTGCAAAGAATGGCTAACTATACTACAAGAGATTTACCGGAATTTGTAACGGTTTACAGAGGAAACAAATCAGAATGGGAGAAGGGCGATCCAAAAGCGAAGGAGGCTTCGGTAAAAATCGCAGAACAAAGATACTCAACTGGGCAAACGGTTCCGGTATCGGTACAAAAACATACCGCAAAAGAGTTTGCAACCTCAGCAGGTAATAGAAGAGGGCAGCTTCATGAATTTCTAATACATCGGGATGATATTATATCAGATATGAGAAGCAGTATATTAAGGGAAGGTGAATTACTGATTTCTTCAGACGCATGGAAAAAGGCAATTAAACATTCAAGCTATAAAGCAAGTGGGGTAGACCCCAAAGACGGAACGCATGACCAGTTCTTTTTCCACTGGCATCATAGAGATAAGCATCGTGCTAAAATGAATCCTGCTTCCCCACATTATAGTGATTCTTATGCAAAGGAACAATATCATTATCAACGAACGTATCTTGATAGCTTGAAAGACCCCGCCCATAGCTTTCATAAGCTACCTAAAGACTTGCGAGATACTATTACAGCAAGTGCGAAACGAGATATAAAAGAATCAAAAAAATACCCATGGTTAAAAGCCCCAGCAACAGAGAAGGTTGGCGACAAAGCTTCTACAGTAAAGCCTCGTGTAGACCCTGACACAGTAGTAACGCCGCGTGTGGGCGCAGATACACGGTTCCTTGAACTTGCAGCAGCGCAACGTGGCGAGGCTGAACGACTTGGCACATCTGCGATGAGTGATGCTGGCGGTTCTGGCATTCGCCAATTCCTAACAGAAGCGATTGGTGACGTTATTCACCGAATGTCTCGGCAACACCCTGATGACTACTCTGCAACAGTCGAGAAGGTTAAGCGTGGAATAAAAGAACTTTCTTCAAAGTATGGCTTTACTAAAGACCTTGAAGAACAAACACGGTCGAGTTACGACTACGGTGTTGAAAAAGGTAAGATAACAGAATCATTTAAGGCGTACAAAGCTAGAATCTTAGATATTCAGAGCCAGTACGCAGTCGCCCATTCAAAGTTGCCTGTTATCAACCAAGCCCATAGGGATGCACAGGAAGCAGCGGTAGCGTTCGGTGAACAGCGTTACGAAGACTCACTGGCTGCACTGCGCCGTATTGAGTCTCATCTGGGTTCTAAGGAAGCATTCGATGCTTACCGTCTGAAGGGCGCACAACCTCTGAGCGACAAAGCTTCTAAGGAAGTTGATAAGTCCCTTTATAAATTAGCTGACGATCCTCTTTCTAAGCTATTAGATTTTGTAATTCTATCAAAGGCTCCCCCCTTCCAAGTCACCCCAGAAGGTGAGGTAACACCAATAAAACCTATTGAGGGTCTTGGGAGTCAAGATAGTGAGCGGGAAGATTACGAAGGAAAAGAAATTACAACTCGTAAATATATTAAAGACCCAGAAGATGCTCCAGAAGTAAACGGGGAAAAGGTAAAAGTATACACAGGGCCTAAGGTAGGACATTTTTATGATTACTCGCAACTAAGTTCAACTGAACATAAAGATGAATTTGCTCAGATAGTTGCTGAAGCGTTGGATAAATTAGAACAAGGCGTTAATGAAATGGTGGAGGCTAACCCTGAGCTTAAGGATATCTTCGGTGCCGATCCGTGGGTTAACATTCGACGTATAGAAAGCCTTCAAAGTGAAGTACAAGGCGACATATTTAGAATTGCTATGTCCGCAGTGGAAAAACAATTTCCACGAGGAACGGATACCCCCGCTTCAAATGCGGCGTTCCTAAGGGAACGAACGAAGGCTTTAAACGAGAACCCAAAACTTGAGGAAGACTATATAAAAGCAAGGGAGAAAGCAACAAAAGCATATAGATTGTTATTGAGAACTGATAAAGGTAACCCGTATTCGGAAACAAAGCAAATAGAAGGTGCTAGGGAGCGGTTCAATGAATTGCAAGATAATTATCTAACGGCTCTAATTCATAGCTTACTGGGCAAAATTGAGTATCATGGCGGGGAAAATCATCTCCCGACTAACCCGAACGTTAAAATACTATCAATACAGGACTCACACCAACTATATATTCTACCGAAAGTTGAAAATCTGGTAAATCTGCGAAGCAATGAGTTATTTACTACCACAGATAGAAAACTACTGGCGAGGGAAACTGATCCATTAGGGGATGGGGGCGGTTGGAATGGATTTATACGTAAAGCATCCCCCGCAGCCCTATTCAAGGTAAGGCAAATTTATTCAGAGGTCGTAAACCAATGGCTGGGTGTAAATGTAAGGGAAAAGAACATACGTTCGAACGTGGAAAACGGAATAGCAATGTCTGAGGCTACATTAACTCGTGGAATTCTCCCCCCCAACAGGTTTTTCGAAAGGTCAAAGTATACTGTACGCCCGCAAGCAATTAAGGATTTTCGTGGAACAGTAATACACGAGTTAATACATAGTGGGACATCAGATGAAGCGGCGGAGTTTCTTAACAAAATAATTCATGACAAGTTTACATGGCTAGATCATGTATCCCGTGGTGTTAGAGGGAAATTTATACCAGATATACCTTTCACCAACTCGAAAAAACGGTGGGATGATGGAACTAATGATCAATATTTTACGCTGGTGCATCAGAATAATAAGCAATTTTTTAATGAGTTTCCTACAGAGATTTTAGCGCAGCGTATAGCATCGGAACGGTATCAACCAGATGCCAAAGATGTTGACGGGGAAGACTGGAGTAAAAAAAAGATAGGGTATTCCGGGCATGGGATGGAACAATTTAGCGTATGGCTATTAAAATTTGCTCAACATGATCTTAAGATGTCAAGCCGAGAAGCGAAAACCCCTGAAGGCAAGGCAAAAATAGCTAAAGCGTCAAGAGATATATGTACGGAATTACTAGATTGGCAAAATATGAAAATAAACCGAAGGACGGTACTTTCTGGGAGTTTTGCTTCTTATGCTCGTAAACATGATAATATTCATGAAGATCAGTCCGGACGACCCCTTAGAGAGCATTATAAGAACGAATTTGCCTACCATGTAGGAGTAAACCCAGTTGCTTATCCCGATTTAGCTCGTTATAAGTTTTCGGAGGCCGTAATCGATGACGACGGTATTCAAACGCCCGCTACAATTCCCACGTTTTCAGCTAAAAAAACTGACGAGTTTGGTTCAGGGTTGGATAAGAGAGCTTTACGAAGGATAATATTAGGCTAATGACTACACAAACTAAACAAGAAAAAACCCTATTACAACACCTAGATGACTTACTTTCTTCAGGGGATTATGGTACGTATGTTAGAGATTACGTTGAGTTATTCGCCAAGCAGCGTTTGAAGGATGAACAGAAAAAATATTTAGAGGGTAGAGTTAAAGTGTATTTAACTAGACAACCGACGGAAGAAGATTTGGAAATCATACGTAAAGAAAAAGTTCCTGTTGAAAGAAAGGACTTTACCGAAAAGGGTGAGCGTAAGATAAGGGAGAAAGCCAAGACATCTATAAAGAAATCTGAAGATATTACTGAGCCACTTTCTAGCCTATTAGATTTTATAATTGTAGAAAAAGCTCCATTCGGGTTTGAACCTTACGGGGAGGGCTAAAAATGCCTAGTGAAGAACAAATAATTTCTGTGTATACTATAAATAAACTTCATAAGTTATATTACGACGGCGACCCGGAGTTCTTTCGCACATATGAAAACGAATCGGATAACTTATCTAAAACGCAAAAACGTCAAGTATTGGAAATGATGTCGCATCCTCGTATGACACAGGATAATACTAAACCTTTAGAAAAGGAAGACGGTGGCGGCGGGTTCGGCGGTGACGCTGGTGCGGGAACTGTGTTTACATCTACGGACTCTGGCGTGTTCACTCCAACTCATGGTGGGTCAAGTGCGAAACGGCGAACGAAGGTACAAGAAAAGAAGGAAAAGCATAAGAAGAAAAGCGGGATAGAGCGTTTAGGATCGTGGCTTACAGATTATTCGCCAGAACGAAAAAGTCTTTCAAAGGGGTCTCCTTCAGAATTTGCTGTACGCTTACTACAGGATGTAGCTAAAGAATACAAAATGAAAGACCCGAAACTACGTAATAAAGTAGATACCAAGCTACCGGAAAATGAAACTGTAACTAATTATCGTCCAAAAATTCTCGATTGGAAGAAGAAAGATGATGATAATGCAGGGGCGTTACATTATGAAAAAGCTTTAGATACAGAGTCTTCTGGCGAAGAAGGGAAAATTACCCAAGAACAAGCTAGCTTCCGTGACGCAACACCATTTGAGGTAAGCCAAGACGTTCAATGTAGGTCTTGCATCTTTTTTAAAGAAGATGATAATGAATGTCATTTAGTTACAGGATATATAGAAGAAGATACGTGGTGTAATTTATATTCTTCAGAGAACATCCCTAAACCTGAGGAGAATGAAGTTGTCGAAGGGGAAGATATCGAAAAGTCTAGGGGCTTGGAAGACTACTTTTCAAATAAATACCCCATGCAATCAGACAAATTGAAGCGTAGGATTATACGTGAGGCAGTATTCCCCAGAGAATGTGCTTCTTGTAAGTCTAATGAATGGAAAGGCTCAGTTGTACCATTAGAATTGAATCATATAAATGGTGATCACGGGGATAACTCTAAACATAACTTAGAATTAATATGTCCAAACTGTCATGCTCTAACTCCGCATTACAGGGTAAAGAAACCCGGCGCGAAATCGGCTATAGATTTACATGGTGGCGCGCCGAAGGGAGACCCACGCAGAGATAAATCATTAGATAAAGATTTACGTAAGGAGGCTTCCGAAGGTGAGAACCCTAAAGTTTGGGGCCATCCTACGAAACATCACACAGACGTATTACATAGAAAATATAATATTCTAGTGAAAGAACCGGAGAAGTATCTGGATTCTATTTCTGCGCCACCAGATAATGAGTTAGAGATATCAACTATTAAGCATTATCAAGAGGGGGCATCTAAAGTAGAAGAGGATATTAAGGCAGAAGATAAAGATAATATGAAACCTTTTCTCGATTATCTGAAAGATAAGAAGCTGGATATTGATAGAGACTATCTAACTGCTATAAATAAAGATGTCAATCGAATTGTGCATCATGTAAAGTTTAAGTTTAATCGTCCCAGACCCGCACAGGTAAGCGATATTAAACCTACCCCCAATGAAGCGGGGTATTCCCCGTCGTATCCTAGTGGGCATTCGGTGCAAGCAACTGTTATGGCGGGAGTGTTATCTAAAATATACCCAGAACTTTCTCAAGATTTCCAAAAGATAGCTGTTCAAATTGGAACAAATCGTATTAAAGCGGGGCTACATTATCCCAGTGACCATAGGGCAGGGCAAGCATTAGGTATGGATATCCTAGAAGATGTTCCCCCGATAGACTCAGAGCAGCATTTAAAGAAAGCAGATACATTAACTGAACGAGAGCGTGACCCCAAGTTTGTCGAGACGGACGTTTCTGACGACGACTTTGATGCTGTGATAGAACAGGGTGAATTTATGGAAAGATTGAAAGCGGCGACCGCAAAGCATGTGGGGGATAAAAAAGATGATTCCGATGACAAGGCAGCGGCAATGTCGGCGGATGCAGACTTCGGGGCAGAGATTAGACTTTCTGAAGACTTTGAAAATATCTATAAAGAAAACGAAGATTTCAAAGAAGTCATAGATTCGTTACGAAAAACTATATAAATTTAGTATAATAAAAACATGAGGAAAATATGAGGGAGTGAAGTTATGCCGGTAGCAAAATTTAGACCACAAGTATTATTGGGACTAGCAATTCTTGGTGCGATCACTATGATGGCGATCCATAAAGATTTAGAACCAGTGGCGACTGCGACAATTGGTGGTATAATCGCATTATCAATGAAGGTAATGGAAGGGGATTAATCCCGTGAATAAAATAAAGGCTTTTCTACGGAAAGTTTTTTCTGTGCCGCATGTGACATTTCCAACGGTTAATCTCTCGTTGGGAAATATTGGACACAAAATAGCTACGATGCTTCTTTGGACTCCCAGAAAAATTGGTTGGGTGTTGCGAAAAATTATGTACGGTATCACGGCAACGCCGGGAAAGGTTGCTAAATCTCCTGTTCAGCTATACCGCAAATCAAAGAAGTGGCGTGATTGGATTCTGGAGAAGATAGACTATTTGGAAGCTGAGTCCGCTAAGTGGAAACGTACATTCCAGATTCTCAAATCGCCTTACAGTTTACTGTTGAAGATGGGCTTCTCTCCGCAGTATGCAATTGGTCTAATAGCTGTTGGTTCTACCGCTGCTACTGGGGCTGTGGCTGCTGAAGCGATGAAGCCACCTAGTTTCGCTGCTGGCGACCCCGGCATTTATAATGCACCGTTGGACTCACCCATATTTAGTGCTAAAGAATTTAATACGTTGCGCCTAGACTTAGGAACAACTCCTATCGGATTGGTTGAAATTTCAGATATTACCGTTGGAACCGCATACGCTAACTCTGCTTTGCCATCAGGCGAAACTAAACCAGTAATAGTAGGTGGACTGCCAACAGTTGCAGACCCCGCCTTTGCGGAAACGTTCCTTGAGGTCGGGCATATGACCGTAGACCGATGGCGATGCGATACCTTAACTCTAACTAACATCGAAGCACATGAATTGATAGTTAGGGACAACGCTTCGGACGGTCAATCAATCTCTGCTGTTGCGGGTACTCCTAGAGATCGTGGGATTTCCGGTGGTAACAGGGCAGAAGATATGCTCACAAGTGGTGGCTACTATGACCAAGTGAAAATCACAGCAGCAACCACAAACGTAAACGGCAAGGTTGACA